AGTCCGTATACTTAAATTAAACGGCGTAAAAGGCCGTGAAGAATATAACCAAAATCTGGATAATTCAGGTTCAAAAAATGATACTGAATCCAGAACAAATACACCCAAAAGTGGGAACATTAAACATTCCCAAAAACGGAATGATTCCGATAATGGAAATATCCCCGAAAACGGGATTTTGAATAATCCCCAAAACGGTACTTTGAATGTACCCAATTTTGGGATGCAGAACCAACCATTGAATCTACCAATAAATCTCTCTCAAGAGCATGACTGGATTCCTAATGTTGATCAGCTGATGACAAAGATAAAGATGGCAGGTCACGGCCAAAATATAGATTTGATCTTTGGCCTACCTAGTTTCGAATTTGAGCTGAGTGCATTCAACTCTTACTTTGAGAACAGTGGATTATCTGATAGCAAAAAGCTTCATAAGTTCACGGCTTGGATCGTAGATAAGTTTGAACGCTATAAAAAGCAAAATCCTGAATATGGCATTCATCCTTCTTTGGAAACTGGACAGCAAGCTATTACTGCTCGGCCATTTATCAATTTGCCGACTAAGCCTAAAAGCTTATTAGGAGATGCTCAATGAATACATCAATCCACAACTTACAAATTGAGCAAGCTGTTCTGGCAGCATTGATGACTGTAGCAAATTCATATAATCAGGTTGAAAGCTTGCTAACTGAAGAAGATTTTCATGCTACACGCCACAAAATAATTTTTAGCGCCATAGTTGATCTGGATTCAAAAAATTCGCCTTATGATGCCGTATTGGTAAACCAATGGCTAGAAATGCATGGATACTCAGAAGCTGCTGGTGGTGAGCAATACATCATGCAGCTTCTAGGTGATGCACCTTCAAGCTTTTATAACCTGATGTCGTATGCTGAGAAACTAAAAGATCTTACGACTTGCCGCAAAGTTGAAGCACAAGCCCATAAGGTCATTCAAAGTGCCCGTAGTTTGACCGTAAGTCGTGGTGATTTAGTTTTGAATGCACAGACAGCCTTTGCGGAAATAAGTACAGAACAAGGTAGTGAAAACCTTTTCCATATTCATGATGCCGCAAACAATACGTTTGTTGAGATGCACCGAAAAATGGAAGCTGCGATTGCTGGCAAAACACTAATTAATGGTATTCAGACTGGGATATATGACCTTGATAAAAAGCTTGGTGATGTTGAGCCCGGTTGCCTAATGGTAGTGGCTGCACGTCCAGCAATGGGTAAAACAACGATGCTTCAACTCATTGCAAATCATGTAGCAGTCATTCAGAAAAAGCCTACCCTTATCATGTCTGGTGAGATGCCAAAAGAACAAATTGCTATGCGTCTCTGCTGTGCCATTGCACCAGCAGATATTGGGATAGTACGCAACTCCCCTCACCTTTTGCCTAAAGACGAATTTACGGCGTATACCAATGCTGTTGTAATGCTTCAAAATGTACCGATGTATATCAATGATACGTCTCGCCCCTCGATAGCGAATATTAGGGAATCTATCCGTAAAGTAAAACATCAGTACGGCGCCGTTGGTGTGGTGCTGGTGGATTACCTTCAGATCATGAAGACTACAAAACAGTTTGCCCGAGAAGATTTAAAGATTGCATACTTCACTGGTGAACTTAAAGCCATGGCCAAAGAGTTTGATTGCGTCATAGTCCTATTATCTCAGCTCAACCGTGAACTAGAGAAGCGTCCAAACAAACGCCCAATGCTGTCGGATCTACGTGAATCCGGTGCAATTGAACAGGATGCAGACCAGATCGTTTTCTTATACCGAGATGAGATCTATAACAAGGAATCTCAATATCGAGGTATTGCTGAGGCCATAGTAGGGAAAAACCGCCACGGCGAACCGGGTACTGCGTACATGTATGCTCAATTGAAGTACTGCCAATTTACTAATTTAGATCATGACGCACTTAATCAAATCCAAGGAGCAACAATATGATGTTTGTAGATAACAGTTGTATAGACTCGACTGTATTTAAGAAATCACCTGCTGAAAGATTTAAAAATCTTAGAACCCAGAAAAAAGTAAAGGAGTTCTTCATCAAGCGCCGAGGCTATAAACGCCCAGATTTCAACCGCATGATTCTAGATTTAGGCCGCTTAGGATGGTCACATGAGAAAATAGCCTTTGTATTACCAATATCTGGTGCATCTACTGTAAGTGAATGGGCACGTGGTGGGGTTCCTAACTATGAAAATGGTGAAGCATTTATTGAACTTTGGAAGAGTGAAACCGGGATTGAAAGATTCCCACGTGAAGGCGAATGGCAGACTTATAAATACAAGCTTGGTCAGCAAAACTTTTTAGATGAGTTAGACGGCGTTATTGTTCCCTTAAGTGAGAAATAAAAAAATAAGAAATAGTGATTCAGTATTTTGGATTTGCTTAACAGCCATGCTTTTAGTTCTGTGGTTTAAAGTACCTATTGATAAGTTTATTGAGGATTGATTCATTGGTACATTCAAAGAAGCAAATGGTAATATATTGAATTCAATTATTTTGTTCATTAAATAGAATTATTATGTGGGATCATTTAGTAAGGTTTTCTACTTGGGCAGAAAATAACTCAGGGCAAATTCAGATTTTAATTGCTGTATTTGCCGTTTGGTTAGCGTACGCTGGTTATAAAAAAGTCTTAGAGCAAATTTCTATTTCTAGAGATCAAGAAAAAAATACTTTTAGTCAAAGAAATTTTGAATTGAAATTAGAATTTTTGAATTTATGCCTCGCTATTTCTGATAAAACCACTGTTAAATTAATGGCACAACATGAAATATTAAGGGCCTTGGAGAACTCTTTAAAAGTTTACACTTCAGAAGAAGACCAAGAGGAGTTGAAGGCAACAATAAAAATCTTGGAACAAAAGATTAATGAAACTGAAATGATATTAGAGCTTACTAATAAGTTATCGGAGCGAATTAACAAATCTCAGGAATTTGATTTTAATGAGCAAAGTAAACACATTCATTACATTTACGAGGCTTTAATAATTTCTGTTGATGATGCGAACCGTATGGAACTTTTGAAGTCTAAATTTTTAAAAGATGATTATGACTAATTGATCATATAGCAAACCTAAATACTACCAACTAACACTAGCCCTATTCACTACGAATAGAGCTTTTTAACGTGTAACATCTTCTAAATTTATCGTGTAACACCTCAAACAATTATCATGTAACACCCTTTAATTGTCCTTTTTTTATCGTGTAACAGTAGATTTTGTTATTTTTTGAACAATTTATTATGTATTACTTGGCAACAATTTTCATAGGTTGAAAATCATCAATCTGAACTTTTTTAGCCTTCAGTAAATCTTCTCTTTTACCATCTATAACTAAGATGGCGCGCTTAACTTGGATTGTCCAAGTACGATCTGCCTCACACATATCTTCAGACTCTATAAATACTTTACCAAATGCTTTACCAGAAAGGTTCTGAACATCATCATAAGTAATGATATTTACAGAGGTTCCTTTTATTTTCCCCGCTTTATCCTTTGCCACAAGATCCAGATAAAGCTTGTCATTGTTTCCAAGAAAATCATGAATCGTTATATCCACCACGGCGGAACAGATTCCTGAATTTACATAGCCGGTCTTGGCATGCTGCAAAGTAATTGGAGTCGCTAAAACTACTGAACTAATAAAAGATAATAGTGAACAGATTAATATTTTTTTCATAATTGAAAAGTTACCTTGTATTAAAGCCATAAAGGAATCTAAGTTATATCAATCAATTTTGGATATAATTTTCTATTATTATCCAGCTTTTCTTCTTACCATCATAAATAGGCTGTAACTTTGCAACAGTTACGTAATGCCAAAAGCCATGACGTTCATTATGAATTGGTAGAACAATTACAAAGTCACCCTTTTTAAATTCAGCTTTTAAATTACCACATGGCGCACTTACTTCTTGGAATCCATCTTGAGTAATAATATTCACTTTTACATCCACTGCAGAACGCCCTAAATCTCCCATAACGGATTCTTGAAGTGTTCTTTGTATTGAAGCATTCTCAAGAACAAATCCGTGGATAGGTTGATTATGCTTGATTTGAGAGCTATATTTTCTACGAATAAATGCCGTTAAATCTTTTGGCGTATCAAAAATCAAAACTTGTTTGCTTTTGGCTTTGTGGAAAATAAATATAGTAACTATTAAAACTAAAAGCACTGCAGCTAATAAGATGTATAACATTTAAATCTCTTTTTTAATATCTATCTATAGTGACTCATATATCAACTATAGCTGAAAATAAAATATACAGAGACACCTTTTATTTTAATCAAATTACTGCACTACCCTCTCAAAGTCAGGTGCTCTAATATCATTTATGTCATCACCCCAGAAGCGCTCGCGGTCTTGTTGTCGTTCTGCTTTACGCAAAGCCTTCTCACGATAGCCCGGTGCAATTGTGTCTTGCATTTCATCAAATACCATACGGTTAATGGCTGCTTTTGTATACCATAAATTTTGTGCTGGTATTTTGCCTTTCACGAATTTGAAAGCTTCATTTCCGAAATTGGTGTCCTTGCCTTCATTGTATTGTGTTATGTTGCCAACAGTCAGGCTTAATAGTGACTCAAAATCACTTCCTAGTGGACCAGCTACAAATGA